TTAATTCGAAATCGAAGCAAACATCGCAACTTCATTTAAAACTATGTAATATTCTCCTGCTAAACTCGAACCTTCATTTTCTAACACATTGATTTTTGCAAAATATTTTTTTTGTCCATCCTTTTCAATCATTTTAATTTCTCTCAGATAATTAAACGAAATATAATTCTTATTATATGCAATAGGTTTATAAGTGTTTATTTCATACAGCTTTATAGAAACATCCTTATTAATCTGGGATTTGTCTTGTTCAATGATTAAATTTTGACTCTTAAAATCAAAATTAGTTAATGGTTTTACAAAATTTTCATAATTACCTTTTGCATAACAAACATCTAGATTAAATAAATTTTGTGCAAAATATAATTCATAAACTACATCATCATAATTACTAGATAAAACTGGCTTATTTTCTTTAATTGTATAGTTTGTTTTTGAATTGTAACAATCTAAAAAACTCTCCTTTTTATTTGGATCTATTATCTCTGAAGAATAAAAATTATCTTTATTTATATATTTATAAACTGTAGAATATTTTAATTTCTTAAGGTCATTCTGTATCTCTTTTACATTCTTATCGGTCCTATAATACAAAATTTGCTGTACCATTGTTATCTGGTTATTGTTAAACAAAAAATGGATTGTATCATATGGTGTTGGAAAATTAATAGTTCTAATTTTATCTGAACCTAATAAACAATAACAATCTTTTGCAAAATAACTTTTTTTATAAATTTCGGGTGAAATTATTTCAACATCTTTTTTTGATATATAAGCATCCTTTCCTTTAAAATTAATTTTTATGAAAGTTTGATTTTTATGAAAGTTAATCGTATTTGCTTTTTCGGCGTACTTTAGTTTCCCTATCTTTTCTAAGGTTAAAGTATCTTTATCATAAATATTGGCTCCATCAATGTTAGCTACTAAACCAATACTATCCGGTTTAGTAGCTCCCATTTTTTCAATAGGTAATGAATTATTATTTTCTTTGCAAGAAATAATTATAGAAGAAAGCAAAATGAGCTTAACAAAATTCTTTAGCATAAATATTTTTTTACGAAAATAAGATATTTTATTCATTTCCTTCTATTTCACTTCAACATGAAAATGATTATGATGTTCTTTTTTAACTTTGTCATTAAGTTTATTCCAGACTAACAATGCTCCATAACTTAAAGCTTTTAATCTAAATTCTTCTATTAATTTATCTGAGACTTTCGGATTTGCCACTGCTTCATCTCCAATTCCTTGACCTATATCTAATCCATTTATCTCAGAAACATCAAATGCTTTCCCAAAATAATGTCTACTATTTCTAGAATGATCTGCTCCACTAATTTCAGATACTTTAAATGTATAATCTTTACTTAATTGATACATAATATATAGTAGTTCAGATAAAATTTCTATCTCACCACCTGGTGCCCTTTTATAATTACTCCTTTTTGCATTCTTACCAAGAGATGTATCAGTTATGTTATCCTGAGCCATTGCTTTATCCATTTTATTTGAAACATGAGAATCTCCAAAAGTTACTCTTCCTCCCTTTATTATTTTTTCTGCCAGAACTTGATTAAGTTTTCTACCTTCATTGATATCAATAGCATATCTTAATCCTTTATTCTCCATTTCTCTGTATCTGGCCAACAATTCTCCAGATTGAATTATACTATCATTATCCCCTTTGTTAAATCCATCATTCTTGATGTCCATTGCAGCATTATCTCTATAATTCGGATTTACTTTTCCTTTATTTTTATCTTCTTCTGTTAAAAATTTTTTATAGATATTGACATTATCTCCTTTTCCTGCAGCACTTGGCGCAAATATAATCATGTAAACATCTTCTGGTCTCCTAACCTTTTTATAGTTATTGAATAACATAAAATATGTTTTAACATAATCTAACTGATCTTCGGGAGATAATAATGCTAATTTTTGTTTATAATCATTAATTTCTTTTAGGGTAATAGTTGCAATCGATTTTTCGTTTTCCGGAATTCCTCTTTCATTTAAAATAAGCGATCGAACTGCTTTAAATGTAAATTGAGCTAAACCAATAGCGTTTCCTTTTACTAAATCCGGATTATCTCTATGTTCTTCTTTAGAAACAGCAACATATCCATTTTTTGTTAATCTTATTAATGAACTACTGAATGTTTCAGCGGTTTCGACAGACATAGCAATCATTAAAGCGTTTGCCATTTCATACTTTTTATCTTCTCCCCACAAATCTCCACAAATTTTAACAACTTTTTGCCTAAATTTAACACTTACTTTTCCTCCCCAAATCATACCCAAGCCAGTAGCATCTATTTTTCCTGTGTTACCTGTAGTTAGTTTTGCACTAGTTCCCACAATCATATTGATCAATTTATCAGTCAAGTGTTTAGTAGAATACCCTTCAATTCCCACATAATACTTATTTACTGTTCCGTTTTTTGCCCCTTTAGCGGGCATTATAATAAAACTAACAATAGCATCACCTTCTGAATTTACTTTTGCCGCGTGTCTAAAAGCTGGTTTTTCGCTCACTTTATGGGCAGTTAATACAATTTCCTTTCCAACCATATTTTGTGTTTTGGCAACTATGGTTACAGTGGTACCTTCCTTACTAAACGGAATTTTATCCTCCGCTTTTACACGATTACCGTCATACATGAAATAAGCATCGGTTATTTTTGCACTCGTCGTAACATTTAATGAAGTTTCTTTATAAGCGTTGGCATTTACCTTAAATAAATAAGGCACATTTCCGTTTTGTAATCCTTCGAGTTCAAATCTAATTTTGGCAGTTTTTCCATTTTTAAGTCCAAAATGTTTCTGCAAATTGGCATCAAATTTTAAGATTTTATTGATTTCACCTTCACTATTGGTTGTAGTATCATTATAATAATTAACTTCTTTACTGTCATTTAAATAGAATTTAATTCTTACAAGCTGATTAAGGTATCCTGGAATACTTGCCTTGATATGATTGATTTCTCCGGCAAAACCAGATGTTTTCTTTTTGTTGCCGTCATTATAGGTCCAATAAGCTTCGGTTACTTCCGGATGTTTTACAAATATTTTTTTGCTTGATGTTGATTTAGATCTTTGTTTAACATTACTATAAGCTTCAATTGTAAATTCACCTTCTATTTTAGGAATTGAAAAGGTAAAAGATTCTCCTTTAACCAGATATTGCTTTCCTGCATCATTGCTTTCTAATTGCAATGGCAAACGATCTGGAACGTATATTAGACCATTTTTATCATAAACCAGCCATTTCACGTTTTGTTTTTCCTGTGGTGTAACTGGCTCAATCATAAATTTTTGAGCTTTAAATATGACCTTTTGATCTGTTTTACTCCATAAATAAATATCTTTTTCGGCCTTGTTATCTGTTATCTCGATGCTATTAATAAAGTTTTTGATTGTCTTAATACTGTATTTTTGATTTAAAGTATATTGATCTTTACTCACAACTTTAATACTGTACTCTCCTATATTTGGCATAGCTAGCTTAACAATACCTGTCGAATCCAATTCTTGTTCGTCTGAAACTGTGGTTACTTTATCTGCATTTGTATAAGCAATCTGGTAATAAAGTTTTAGCGGATTCAATGTTTTTACTTCAGGATTTTTTAATCCTACTTTAAACAACTGTTCTTCTGCAAAAGGTCTTACAAAAGTGGTTTTAATAGTTCCCGGAGGTACGATTGTAATTTCCTGAGCGATTATTTCTACTTCTACAAAAGCTGCTAATTTTAGATTTTTCTTATTCTTACTATTTGATCCAGGATTTCCACCATAAGCTTCGACCTTGTATTTTCCTGGAGCATCAAAATTATAACTAAACGAAGTTCCTTCGTTTATAAAATCAATTCCTTTGTCATTTTTCTTTTGGCTATTATAAACAATCCAATTGATATCTTTCTTTTCAAACTTAATATCGTTTACTAAAAGCTCATCAAGAATGAAATCCAAACTTTCTCCAACGATAAATTTAGTCGCGTCAGTATTTTTAATTTTAACGGCTCCTTTATTTACAGCACTTCCTGTAATTTCCTTGTTATTTATTTCTTTTAAGAAAACATAAACATTTTCTTTCCCAATTTCGGCATAAAGTCTATCGGCACTTAAATTAGGATAGATTTTTGTTTTTGTAGTTATTGTAAGCGTGGTTGGTAAGGAATCCAATCCTTCAACTTCTTTTAGCAATAAAAATAGTTCGTTGTATCGTTCAAATAGATTTGCGACATTGATTGTATCATCCTTTAATTGTTTTTGGATTAGTTTCCAACGTGCTGTACTATCACTAGAAATTTTACCTTTAAGTATATTAGCATCAATCGATTTGATCATTTTTTCGCGAACGATCTCCCAATTAAAATTTTGAGCCATTACAACCTGATTTGCTTGCTTTAATGCAGCATACATTTGTGTAAACAGTGCATGTTCTGGCTTACCGTCAAAATCTTTTGCAGAAGTATTTATATTATTAAAAGCTTCAGAAATCTTGGTCCAATAATCTCTTCCAACTATATCATTGATAGCAGTAGCATGATCTAATTTCTTTTTAATTTCTTCTTTAATAATTTCGATACTTGGTTCATCAATTCCAGCCTGAAGCATTTGAGGAACTGCCAGGGTTTGTTGCGCTGCCACACTTGCATAAGTCTGAGACATTATAGTGTTAGCATTGTTTTCGGCTCCTTGAATCGGAGAAGTAATGTTGGCTGATTCGGCAGAACTCATTATTGGACCGCCAGTGTTATTAGCAACGCCTTCTCCGATTGAAGCATTGGAAGTTGATGTTGTTGTTGTCTCTGCAACTGAAGAAGTATTACCAACCGACTTTGATGCGTCGTTGATGCCTTCTCCTGCTGAGACTGTGTAATTTGCTTTTATTCCCTCAGAAACCGAAGAAGTATTGCTGACAGATACTAGTTGCTTTTCATTTTTTTCAGCAGTAGTATTTGTAGCGCCTTCTCCGATTGAGGTACTAGAATTGTTTGCAACAGCATTTAGAGTTTTTTGCTCCTGCCATATTTGCTCTATATCTTTTTGCTGATTTATTTCTTTTGAAACTTTGGCTAACTCTTTTATGATAGTTTCTGTTAAGTGTTCTGAACTTTTTATATCAGCACTTTTTTTTATTGAAAGATTGAAATTGTGAATTGCATTTTTACTCATCGCTATAGTGTTTTTTCCGGATGTAAAAGTACTATTGATATGTGTCAATTTAAAATTTCAAACCGCTTGTATTCAGTAGTTTCAGCAAGTTTACATTCTACTGAAACTACTGAAAACAGTAGGCTTTTTTCTCTTCATTTTGTATTCTTCTGACTTACTTTTACACCCTCAAATATCAAATAGAGGCATCTAATTTTAGGCAATAATAACTTGCTCACTCTCCTCTGATTTTCTCAAAAAATAATCACAACATTTTATATTAATCATTTTAAAAACAATAACCATTATGGATTATGTATTACCGAATGGCATTACTAAAATGCCAAAAATACCTGATAAGAATAATTTTCAATTTTTGCTAAATCAAACATTCAAAGAAAACATTCGCACTCTATAAAAACCAAAATTCCACTCATTATAGAGGTAACAACAAAAAAATCATTAAAACTTAATTACATAATTTAAAAAAGATAAAAATGGCTATACAATCATTAAAAACTATTAGAAGCTGGTTTAGAACAGGTTTACAACCTACACAATTGCAATTTTGGGACACTTGGGATTCCTTCAGACATAAAAGCGAAAAAATTCCAGCAAGAGATATTGAAGGGATTGATACATTATTTGGGGATAAAATTATTCCATCCGGACAGTTTCTGATTTTTAAAGTTGACCCAAATACAGCTGATGAATTAGAAATCGGTGATAGCGTCATTGGATACTGCGAAAATAATTTCCTGTGTGAAGCAACGTATTATGGCGGAGATACAAGTTTGATGAGCAGTTTTACTAATTCAAACAATAGTGTAGGGAGAATTATATCATTCGGTTATAACGATCCAAACTACGGTGACTTTATTATTTATGAAGTTAATGAAGAAGTATTGCAAAGGGCATATAGCTGTGGTACATATAATGGAGTTACACTTATGTCTAAAAGACCAGGACAACTAGAATTTTCAACAGAATATTTTAGTTCTTCTTACCCAAAAACATCTGTACAATGGTTTGAATTTTCTCCAGGCACTATTATTAAATTAAGAGATACTATTGGTGACTTTGACGACTCGAAAGAATTTATGATACCAAATGTAGAAAACCCTAAATAAAACATCACAAAAAAAAAAATCAATATGAAAAAAGTAATTATACTGTGCATGTTAATCATGGGGATGATGGCTGGCGCACAAAATCAGATTATTACAAAACCCTTACAACTGAGCACAGTCAACAAAGGCTTTGCTAATGATAGCGTACTTGTTTGGGGAAAAGATAAAACTGTAAAGTTTATGCCTAAAAGCAGTTTCGGTACTGGAGCATCAACTCATATTACAGCCGGCTACAACGTAACTATTAACGGATCAGGAAATATAAACAATCCATATGTAATCAACTCCAACTATCCAACAAATGGAGCAAGTTATTCTGATAATCCGTTTACAGCCTACTGTTTTATTTATCCAGACAGAGGTTTTCAATACTACAAACAACAATCTCCAGATAATGAAGGAAGATCTATTCAAACCACCTATTCAGATTCAAGTATAAAATATTCGTTACAAGCACCAGAAAATAATAGTTTTAATATTGGATTCGAATTAAAATTTCCAAAACCTATTTCTAGCTACTATACCAGAACCTTCCCAATATCTGTTAATGGGAATTTTGCTGATGCAAATGGAAATATATCATTATCTCAAAATGAAGTTATTCCAACTTTGCAATCTGTAATTAATGCGGGAAATTCTATTTCAAATCCTGAGGGAGATAACTTAAAAATACTACAAGACGATGGAGAAGGGTCTATAAATAGAAAGCTGATCGATATGACCACAAATGGTGTAGGTTTGAAGATCAATAACACTAACATTGGTATTTACAACGAAAGTTCGGGCAATTATCAATATGGTATGCTTTTATTAGACTCTGAAGGATCTAAAGGAATGGCACAGCTTAATGCTATCAAATACTCACAAGGCTGCGCAATATCATTTAACAATCAAGAAGGCGCGATTGGAATTTACGGTACAAGCGCTTCATCAAGGCCAATGATTGAACTTCAAAAAAGCTCAAAAGGTCCGGCAATTTACATAGAATCTACAAGTACTTCAGCGCCTTTAGTAGTTTCTAAAGCAAGTTCCGGGGGTTATTCTCCTTCAAACAATCTATTTTCTATCAATAGTACAGGTAGTTTTCAGGTTAATTTTTTTGATGTTATTGCTCCAGCATCTGCCACTCAAAAAGGTGTTGAAGGTGAAGTAAGAATAACCCGTACTCATATTTATGTTTGTACTGCAACAAATACTTGGGTTCGTACTGCTTTATCTACCTGGTAATAAAATGCTCTAACATCTTGAAACTACACTATTCTACTAAACTTAAACCTAATATTATATGTATAAAACAAAAATTGCTGTAATCGTTAGTCTTTTAATTGTCTTAACAGGCTTTATCGATACTAAATTCGATCTTTTGCAAGAAGCAGGTTTTTCATTGATAACCGTCAACAGAATTAAATTGATTGGTTTGTTTTTATCGGCTGCATTACCAAGTATTACACCTTTGTTTTTGAAAGAAGAAAAGTAAAATAATTCTAAAAAGCAGAAAAAAACTGTATTCAAAAATAAAGTATTACGTCACTTTTAAACTGAGACACTCAAGATTATTGGAGGCATATATTTTCTGATAGTCTTGGGTGTTTTATACAAATGTATTAATACAAACTTAGCCTCATTATTGTGGTTAAAACAAGTTTATATTAATACTGAAATAATCAATTTTCCGCTAACAAACTTCATGTAACAAAACAACTTAATTCAAAGAAAACGAACAAATGAAAGAAAATATGGAAAAACAACCTGACAAAACACAAGCATTATTACACACTCAAAATATAAATAAACCTTTAAAATTAAATACCGTCAATAAAGGTGAACCAACTGACAATGTTTTAGTTCATGGTGCTAATAATGAAATAAAATCTATTCCTTGGCGTGAGTTTGGCATTAGTTCAATCGAAATTAAGGGTGAATATTCTAACAATCAAGAAGCTCTACAAAACGGTTTAGTTGATGGAGATATTTATAGCTTACCCTTAGATACAAACGGAAATAATACTGCCTTTTTAGCAGTAGTTAAAAATGCGTCTCTTGCAATTCTAACTTTAACGTGGGCAAATATTGATGCGGACCTTTCCTCTTTTAGGATTAATGACAAATATAGTTTATCTCAATGGGAAGATCATTTTTTATCCAGACTAGATTCGTCAACTATATCTAGTTTAAAAATTACAGGAAATACAATTATTTTCAAATTCCAAAATCCAACATTAATATCTAATGTCGATTTATCAAATATGCGTTTAATTGATGTAGAATTAGAAAATTTTAATCAAATGACTTATTTAGGATTAGATAATAATAACCTAACTCACTTCGATCCTAATATACCTTTACCTGAAAGTTTAAACCGAATAGGTTTAAGTGGAAATCAACTAACAGATTTCAATCCTACACTCCCGTTGCCTTATAATTTAAATACCTTAGAAATCAGATTTAATCAATTAACAAATTTTAGCCCAAAATTACCATCTGGTTTTATGACGCTTTGGTTAGACAGTAATAATTTAGAAACGCTAGGAATTATTGATTCTTTACCTTCTAATTTAAGATTTTTAGAATTAGCTTATAATAAATTATCCGATTTTAACCCTTCTATTCCTTTACCGCAATATATGACAAATTTAGGGTTAATGGGCAACAATCTAACGGATTTTAATCCAACATTACCTTTACCAAATTCTCTGAATTATCTAAATTTAAACGGTAATAAATTAACGAAGTTTAATCCTTCATTACCATTACCTGATTCACTCCGTCAAATATACATAACCTCAAATCTAATAAATAACTCAAGTTGGAATAATGAAACCCAATGGATAAGTACAGCACCCGACAAAGGAGTTATTAGTTCAATGTCTAACACAAACACGATTATAGGTACAACAACGGAAACGCTGCTTTTGGCAAAAGACTGGAAAATTCAAATATTTTAAAAATAATTTCCTTCTAAAAAAACAAAAGCTCTTACAAAAAAACACTCACAAAACCAGCAATTATTTGTTTTACAAAACATTAGATTAATTAGTTTTCTACTGAAACTACTGAATATGAACTGCTTATCTTTCATTTTTCAGCCTTCTTCTGCCGTATTTTTACACTCTCAAATCACAGTACATTCTGTACAAAAGCGACACTCACAAATTCGAGTTTCTCAAGATCTACAATTTAATTTCGTAATCAATTCCACTATAATATGGCAACAAATATCAATACCATTTTAGGCTGGTTTAAAACTGGCAATAAACCAACTCAAACACAATTTTGGAATTCCTGGCAGAGCTTTTGGCATAAAGATGAAGCAATACCACAAAGTAGTATTACCAATCTGAAAAGTACACTGGATTCTAAAACAGATGAATCACAATTCGAAAGTCACAAACTTGATCGAGCAGCTCATGCTACTTTGTTTGCGGCCAAAGAAGATAAAACCCAAAAAGGTATTTCTAATGGATATGCTCCATTAAACAGTTTTACAAAATTGGCAAGTCAATATTTAGACATAATAAATGACTTGGTTTCCGGTGGTTCTACTTCACTTTTAAGCGCAGAGCAAGGAGTGATTCTGCAAAACCAAATTAACAATATAAATATATTGTTAGCTTCAGACAATATAAACCTCAACACATTTCAGGAAATTGTTGATGCTATTGAAGTCGTTCAAACTTCAATAAATTCTATTTTGGTAAATGATTTGACAACTGGCGGAACAACCAAAGCTTTGACTGCTGAAATGGGAAAACTGTTGCAGACTACAAAAGTCGATAAAGCTACAGGGAAAAGCTTACTTGCTGATTCCGAAATTAACCGTCTTACAACGCTCTTCAATTATGTACATCCGGCAAATCATCCGCCAAGTATTATCGCTCAGGATATCAATAATAGATTTGTAACAGATGTTGAGAAAGCAACTTGGAATGCTAAGCAAGCTTCACTTGGATTTACTCCTGAAAATGCAATCAATAAAAATATTCCAAACGGATATGCCGGACTTGGTGTTGACGGAAAACTGATCTCTTCGCAAATTCCTTCAATAACCATTAATGACACTTTTGTTGTTACTTCAGAAACTGAAATGTTGGCTTTAAGTGTAGAAACCGGAGACATCGCAGTAAGATCTGATTTAAATAAATCTTTTATCTTAAAAGGTAAAAATCCAACAATAGTATCAGATTGGCAGGAATTGCTTACACCAACTAGTGATGTAACAACCGTTTTTGGTCGTAATGGAGCAATTACAGCTCAAACCGGAGATTATACAGCTGACCAAATCACCGAAACAGCAACAAAGAAATTCCAATCTGCAAATCAGCAAGCGTTTAATGATGCAACGTCCAGTATTCAGACACAATTAAATTCAAAAGTATCAAATGCAACCCATACAGGTGATGCAACAGGTTCAACAACTTTGACGGTAAAAGGAATTAACGGAACTTTACTTTCAGGATTAGCAACAGGCATCTTGAAAAACACAACTGCTACTGGCGTTCCTGTAATTGCAACGGCAAGTGATTTTCCAATATTAAATCAGGATACTACAGGAACGGCAAATAATGCAACAAAGCTTGGTGGGCAATCCTCTACATATTATGCTCCAATTAATTCACCAACATTTCAAGGAAGTCCAACAGCTCCAACTCCGGCATTGGGAACAATCAATGAGCAATTAGCCACTACAACTTTTGTCGCACTTACAAATTTAGATAACGTAAAAACATCTGGAAATCAAACTATAAACGGTAGTAAATGGTTTAATGGTTCTGTATTATTTGACTCTGGAGTTATCTTTTTAAAACAACCTTCTAATTCAGCATACAATACGATAATGACACTGCCGGATGGAATAGTAATTAGCCATAATTCTATTGGTAATTTTAGCACGGAATTAAACTCGCACGGTATAAAATTTGGTAGAGCAACAGTTCAGGCAGAATTAAATACAGATAATTTAACAACTTCCAGAACTTTTTTAATTCCAAACCAATCGGGAACTCTGGCATTAAAAGGAGATTTTTTAACAACACCCTCAGGTGACACTTTAAGACCTGCACTGATAATTCCAAATGGACATTTAACTACAACTCCACAAGATGGAGCAATTGAACGTGATTGGAACGGAGTATTATGGGAAACTCATGGCGGACTGAGAGAAAAAATAAACGTTCCGGATGTTCCTTATAAAAGTATTACGAATCTAAACACGTTATTTACAAGTTACAGACGAAGCTCTGTTAATACTTGTCAGGTAAATTCTCAAAGTGAATTTGCTCCTGATACTTCTCCATCATGGGGAATGTTAACAAGTTGCAAAACAGATGATGCCGGAGATTATGGAACTCAAACCTATATTTCGATGGGAACGATTCCTAATACTTATGTTCGAAATTGCAACAATGGAACATGGTCTGCGTGGGTAAAATTAAATTAAGCTACACATTAAAAAATAGATATCTAAAAACAATATTGACCTAAACCTTACGCCAAAATCAATTGAAAAGTAAAATCCCTTTTCTCGATTTTGGCGTATTTTTTTTGACACTAAAAACCTGTTTTGACTAATCCAAAAAATCATTCATTAAACCTCTATCAAATAACCATAAACAACAACAACAACAACAACAACAACAAACACCTTAAAATCAATAAATTAAACACCATTTATTTTCTACTGAAACTACTGAAAACACGGCTCCAATTTTTCTTTTTTCTCGCACTTCTGCCGTATTTTTACATACTCTAATTCCAACTATTAGTTTGCCGAAAAGGCACAAAAAAACTCCTGCTTTCAAAATATTTCTGAAAGTGGACACCTCAACTATACACGTAATTCAAATCATCATATTAACAATTAAAACAATAAGCGAATCATGGATTATACACCAAAAGATTTAGGAGAAACACCTAAAACACCAGACATGAGTAATTTCAAAAATCCTTTAACGCAAGCATCAGAAGGAAGCATTTTTATAGAAAGCTTTAACATCGCAACTTTAAGTGTATCTGAAAAAAGCGAAAGTCTGTGCGAAGCCATTAAAAAAGAAAGCAGAGATTCTAATATTTAATATTCGAAAATTATAAAGTTTAATTCTGCACCGGAATAAAAAGACAAAACCGCTAAAAAACAAAAAAATGCCAGACGAAACAGCCATACAAAACTTAAAAGAAAAATACGGAACCGTATTAAAACTTACCTCAGCCGACGAATTAACAACCACTTATTGCAAAAAACCTTCGTTCAATACCTTCTTAAACTATCAAAATATATACAAAGACAATCCGCATGAAGCAATCTTGTTTTTATTTAAGGAATGTGTTCTTGATCAGGAAAACTATGATGATGAATTCATGCTTTCGGCAGGAAATTCAATTGTTGCTATGATCAAAAAAGACAGCGAATTTACGATAGATGCAACTCCGCAAAAAGACGAATTCAAAAAATCGGCTGCACTTATTAGACAAGCTTTTCAGGTCGATCCTTATCAACTTTCTATGGATGAGTTTTACAAACTTCTAGAAGAAGCTCTTTGGTTACAAAAACACAACGAGAAAAGAATGGAAAATACAATCATGACCGCTTTTGCACAAACATTTTCAAATTAAAAAACAAAAAATAAATCATTATGAAATTCAATTTTAATGTAAATGAAGTTTTAGATACCAAAGATCCCGAATACACAGGTATTAATTATAACGAATCTGAATCGAAAGATTTTATTATCGACAAAACCGGAGGCGAATTTAACTTAAGAGTCTTTGCTCCATTAGTTTTTGAACCTTTGGTAAAAGCCGATCTTAATCTGCCAAGTTTACGAATAGATGCCGTTACCGTAAATCTAAATCGTTCAAAAGTCATCAAAAAAGAAGGAATCGAAGGAAGAGATTCAACCATAAAAGAGCACATTACAAATGGCGATTTCAGCGTTTCGATAGAAGGATTAATTGCAAGTGAAACCGGAGATGAATATCCAAAAGAAAAGCTTTTTTTATTGAAACAATTCTTAAATGCGCCTTATTCTTTAAGAGTAACACACGCAATTTTGAACCGATTTGGTATTTATGAATTAGTGATCGACTCCTATTCTATCCCATCAATTTCGGGAACAAAAAACATTCAAAAATTTACTGCCAGCGCCACATCAGATGAAACTGTAGAACTAATAATCAGAGACAATGCTTAAACTAAATGCCCGAATCAAAGTCTACGAAACGATACGACTTATTCCAACTCCAAAATATTATGAATTTACTTATGTCAAAAATGTAGACATAAACAGTTCGTACAAATCCCTGACCGATACAGCAACTCTTGTAATGCCCAAAAAAGTATATACGGATACTAAAGGATTCGACCAAAACTTATTTGCAAATGCAAGCGGTGAAGAAAAAACAATACATGATTTCTTTAAAGTCGAAAATTTCATCGAAATATTTCTGGGATATGATGGCGATTACAAACCGGCTTTCAGAGGTTATATTACAGGAGTTCAATCAGATATAACAACTGCTACAATAACTTGTGAAGACACAATGTATGCTTTCAAAAAAGTAAAAGCCGTAAAAGATGACGATGTTCAAAACAAAAATGATGTTCTAAATCTTGTTGCAACAAATCCAACAACAAATGTTGAAAATTTTAATCCTAAAACTTTTTTCGAAAAAAGAATTAAAGAATTAAAATTACCTTTTAAAGTAAATGCACTTGACGAAGAATTGGGTAATATACTGGTTAACAGAAACCAAAGTCTGGCACAAGTTTTTGAAATGTTAAAAGACAAAGGAATCTATACTTATTTTAAAACCGAACTAACCGGTCCTGTTCTTACCATTACCAATAATCCGCAACAGCATACTTTTGCTGAATTGGGCGGATTTATCACTCGAAATTTCATCAAAAGTCCGTTGGCTGGAACACTTGTCAAAAAGTTAATCAATCAGGGACTTAGTATTTTAAGTTCTCAATTGGATAAAGCCGGGAAATCAATTTCCGGAAGTTTTCCCGGAAAAGCACGTTTTAGATTTCGTTATAATATTATCGAAGACAAATTAGTTGTCGTTAACGAATCTACGAAAAACACGCGTACTCGAGTTGAGAAATACTTTAAGAACTCAAACACTCCAATTTACATTGAATTAGGCGATCCGAACGGACAATTAACAAAAACCCATGTTTTGCATAATGATACTGACGATTTGCCAAATGATCCAACTGCTTTCAAAAAAACAACTACGCAAATAGCTTCAGAATTGTATCAATATGCCGCTTTGAGAGCAATGGAATCTAAGCCAAGCGGGTTTGAGGGTTCTTTCCTGACTTTTGGTGAGCCTTTTGTGCGACCTACAGACAAGGTGATTCTTGAAAACGCAAAGGATAAAGAGAAAAATGGAACTTTTCAGGTCGAAAAAGTAGAACGAAGTTTTGGCGAAAACGGTTACAGACAAAGGATTTTTATAGGACGAAGAGTAGAAGCAATTTAAAAAAACAAAAATGGGAAATATAACAGATCTAATAAAAGATGTCGCCAATAAAAATCAAATGATTGAAACTTTTGCGGCAAAAGTCATCGAAATAAATAATGAAACAGAATCACCTCATAATACAAAAGATGCTTATACGGTAAATATTATGCGTGCCGATGGCGCCATACTTAAAAACGTACGATTGAAAGCTTCAATACTTGATGTAGAACAAGGAATTATTACTATTCCTAAAAAAGACAGCTGGGTTTTAGCTACCATTATTGACGGAGTAGAAACGAGAGCGTTTGTTTCGCAGTTTTCTGAAGTCGACAGAATTATGGGAAGAATACAAGCTACAAATGACCCAAAGTTATTTCTTGATTATAGCGCTGATGGCAATAAACTATATGTCCGCTATATAAAAACCGATATCCAAACGGAAAGCGATGAAAATAAAATTGTAAATATTGCGCAAATAGAATTCAACAAGAATCAAGATTTTAAAATTAGTTATTTTGATGATGATGAAAAACCATTGGCAATTACAGATTTCACATCTAACAGCTTAACAACAACTTTTAACTCCATTGAAAACAAAGAAGTAAAGGAGCGCTTAGTTCTGACTGCTTCAAAAGAAAATGTTTCTTTCAAATTTAAAAACAGCACAGGCAAAGAATTAAATTCAATGGTTGCAACTCCTGAGAATTATGCCATTTTATTAAAAAACGATGACGATAAAAAGCAAGCTTCTCTCGCTATTGAAAGAAGTAAAATAGCAGCATACTTATTCGAAGATGATGAGCTTAAGAAACTATCATTTGAACTAAACGGAGAAAGCGATAGTATTCGATTAAAAAAAGATGATCAGAATTTAATTGAACTAAAAGGAAAAACAGCCATTACTTTAAAAAGCGAAGGAGATATTAACATCGAAGCAAAAAATATAAATATTAAATCGACTGAAAAAATCAATATTAATGCCACAGGAGATACTATTATTAGCGGAGATAATGTAAAAATCAATTAAATTATGGCTACCAAATATGTATGTAAAGGTGCATTATGTGCCTGCGATAAAGGTGGTATTGGGGGTGTTTTGGACGTGAAATCTCAAAACAAAATTTTTATTCAGGAAAAATTGATGGCTACCGATAGTGATATAACTTTCGAAACTCCTCTTACTGGAATCTGTTCAATAACTCAAAAAACATGTAGTCCTGCTTTAGTGCCTAAATGGGAAAAACCTGCAAGTAATGTATTCGAAGGAGATAAAAAAGCTCTTTTACAAACCTCAACCCTAAAATGTACTGTTGGAGGAAATATCAATATTACAGATCCGCTTCAAACTGGGCCAAAAATAGTTGTACTTGATAATTATTCACCGCCTGTGATAACACCTTTGACAAAGGAAATATTAAATATTACCTGGAAAAATGGAGATTTGGATAGTGAAATAGATACTGCAAATATTGGAGACAAAGTAAGTCTGGTTGTAGAAACAAAAAACTACAAAGAAGGAGAAACAGTCGTTGTTATAATAGATGAGATGGACGGAAAAGACGTCAAAGAAAACACCAAACAAGTAAAATTTACTGGTGAAGTAAATGCAGATGGGCTTGCCATTTTAAAAGAAGAAATCGCAATTGAAAATGTAAACTAATAACTAAAAAATGGACAGAACATTTAGAATAAAAGAAGTTAATGGTAACACTAGTTTTCAAGATAAGAAGTTATTTGTAAAAAAAAAGCCAATAAATCTTATGATTGTCCTGGACGATGATAGTAAGGACCAATTTAGCGATACAAAAAATAATATTTGGGCGATAAGATACAATCAGACATTTTCTGACATCGCTTTTTTTCAAGCTTTAAGCGACAAATACGAATTTAAAAACATTTGTATTGTACATCATGGATATACTTTTTCCGATCGCTCTTTCAATGAGGATAACAAAATACATTTGGATACGACGGTTATGAAGGAAATAAAGAAAGCTGTCTTAGCTGTTGGAGAAGAACCCCTAAAAATTACGGACGAATATATAATGCAAGTTTTTGAAAAAAGTAAAACGATCACAATTTTAAACATTCCATTACCTAATAAAACAACGAAAAAACTAATTGGTGTTCCAAAAAAATGGATTCAGGCTTTTTTTAGTTTAAAAATTATAATAAAAGGTTTGTTAGATAATGGTTGTCTGTTTTCCGCCGCATGTTGGGAAGGAAAAACTCCAGATTTTCTAATTGAATTGGCTAGCTTTTCAGATAAAAAAATTAAAGTATTTGGAAGTATTAATTACATTAAAGTAAGTCAAACTAATGAATATGAACAACAAGGAAAGCTACTTTTTAATGGATATGGTTCCATATTAAATAACTTTTTGGTAGCACCAGAAGATTGGGTTGACACTGGCGGATGGGTATATTATGATTCTGAAACAGCTACCACAACTACCACAAAAAAAGACTTATGGATATTTAGTCATAATAGTTCAAAAATATATCAACTAATAAGCAGGACTAAAAGATTAACAACAGAACAAGCTGAAAAATTAAATTATGCTCAACAATATTTTTCAAAAAGTTGGGAAACATTTTACATCACTAAATATAAAAAACCTATTTTTGATATTTGGAAAAAAGCAGTAGAAACTAAGTATCCTGAATTTAAAGAATAAATTTATGACGATTATAAGAATCATTTTGTGTCTTAGCTTATTGACTACAACTATTGCAAACGCACAACGTAAGACTTCAAAGCCAAGCGGACCTGAAAGCAATAAGAGTCAAAAAGTAACTGAAACAAACTTTAACCTTTCAAAACGAATTAATTTTTATCCTTTTAATAAAACTTCTCAAATAAAAATCATATCGTACAATTTAAATTCTGATGGTATGACCAGAGTTTCAAGCGAAACTTATGACAAAGAAACAGGAAAAACTGTAACAAATCTTGATTATAATATTGGTATTGAGCTCCCAAGAAAAAACCTAGATTCACTTTCACTGGAAAATGTAACTCAAATTAAAACCTTAAATCTTTCGCAAGTAGAAAAATTATCGGATATATTGTACAATACTTGTTCCCGATTAAATGCTAATTGCTCACAGACCATCAGAGGTTGTTACCTGCCAAGAAATGCTATTTTATTTTTTGACGAGAACGGTAAAGTATTTGAGTATTTAGAAATATGTTTTGAATGTAAAACAAAAGAAACATTTGGAAAAATAGAAAACTTAGATTTAAGTGATTATATGTACAACGATTTAGAAAAATATTTTAATAATCTAGGTATCAAAACAAAATACGAAGCATCAAAATAAATTGCTTATCCAAAGTAAGCATGAAAACAAAAAAAAACTGCAACATAAAGTTGCAGTTTTTTTGTTTTATTTAGTTTAGCTTTTTCCTCAAAGTCTCTTCCATTTCGTAGAATTTACTTTCGAGATCGTGAATCTTTTCATAAATATTAATTGGATCCGGCATTTGTTTAGAAGCATACATACTTGCGTACCAAACTTCCAGAATATCCTCGGCATAAATAGAATACATCGGGTAATTTCCGTCTCTGTTATCAGATTTCAGGATTAATTTTCCGCTTTCTCTAATTCGGTTTAAAACCCTTTTTACCACTACTCCATCATTCTTGCTGATAATAACATAAATTCTTCCGTCAAGAATATCATCAAAATTATCAACGTATTTCCCAAAAAGATAATCTCCGTCATGGATTGTTGTAGACATCGAATTTCCTTTAATTTCAAAACATCTATAAGTTCCGTTTTTTAGCATTGGCATACTAAATGAAGGAAGCGTTTCCATATATTCCGGATCCGAATAACCGTCTAAATAACCTGCACGGGCTTTTACTCCAACAAAATTAATATTTTCTTCACCGTCTTCATTTACCGTAATAATCTTTGGCAGATTTAAACCAACTTCAGCAGTTGTTTTATTGGTAAAAATTTCATCACTATCTCCAAAAAAATAATCCGGATTTACATTGCAATGTGTAATTATGCTTTGGAGCAAATCAAAACCAGGTTTTGTTCTTTTTCTATCTCCGTCAGCTTGTAATCTTCCAATCGTGATACTATCTATTGTAGTACTGGTTACTCCTATTAACTTCGCAAATGAGTTATTGTTTAACTTCATCTCGTCTATAATACGTTTGATCTTAGTATGTATTTCCATGTTGTAGTTATCTTTATTGTTTTATGTAATATGTTTTAGTCAAAACAAAACATTCCACTATATGTTGCAAAGCTAAATAATATATCTTGAATAATTGCACTCTTTTACTTTTTTTCTTTAAAATAGCTGATTTACAAGCTATTTGTAACTCATTTCTTATTGTATTACTTGAACATCCAGGATAAATAATTAAATCATATTACTGAAATAACTGCATTTTTTAGTGTAATATGTTGTGCAAATCAAAACATATGTTGTATATTTGTAGAAAATAAATCCATCATATGATTCTAAAAGACTTTTATACCGAAAAAAAGAACGCAATCGAAGCGGAGTTCACTTCTAATGCGCCAACAGTTCAACTTTATAGTGATGCTGTTTTTAAAACTTCTATCGAAACGCCGTTAGCAATGTTTAAATACGACACTGTAAACTGGGAAACATCTTCTGAAAAAAATTACAAAGCAGATGTATCATTTTGTTTGTATATCGTATTGCCAGTTGATACTATTTCATCTACAAGTTATGCAAATGCATTTGATATTGCGCAGCGAATTGACAAAGCTGTATTATCTGGCAGCAATAGTAATGCTCATATTGACACTAATTCGACATTTAAAATTAGAGAAAAGCAATGTACAAACGAACATACTTACTGGAACAAAAATGATTATTTCATCTGGGAGATCACTTATAAAACAACATTGATCGAAAACACCTTAAAAAAGAAATACATCCTTTTTAACAACGGACTAAGCAATGAAGAATTAGAAGATCTGGGATACGACTTAACTTCAGGAATAATCGGGATAAATCCAAATCAGCTTCAGGGAGATATTGATCTAAACACAAATAATTAATCAAAAAAAATATTCATCTAAAATCGTTACATCTATGAATTAAAACTCATAAAATCTAAGCCACCAAAAAACCTAAAGCTAAATCAAATTAATCCCATCATTAAATACCACAAATGAAAAGAAGCAGAACACTATTAGACAAAAGGAGAGATTATGTTATTAACTATCTTAATAGAAATCAAGCTAAACAAATGAAAGTTGTAGTATCTGAACTTTCGGATACTTTGTTCCTGACAGAGCGTACTATTTATACTATTATAAATGAAGGTCTCGCTACTGAAGCCCGAGCTTAAAGCACTGAAACTACTGACTTTGACCATCAAAAAAATTGGAAAAAGCAACATTGAATCTTAAATTTGTACTCGATATCAAAAGCAAATTTATCTCTTGGCCAAGAGCAAAATTCAATTAAAAAATCAGTTTTTACAAATCATCCAAAAATAGAAATTCTGCTTTTTGGATTCTGAATTACAAATAGCATTTCAAATAATAAACCATTGACTATAACAAGTTTAACAACTTGTTACAACCCCTCTTTTGCCCTTTTTTGAGCAAAAACCCAAAAACAAATTTTTAAACAATTAAACATTTTATATTATGAGTACATTAAATGATGTAGTAATTACCAAACTATCAGGCGGATTAGGAAGAAGAAATCCAGAACAAGACATGGTTTCAGGATTACTTTTTGACGGAGTTGCGACTGCAAACCTTGCAATTGACAAAGTAGAACGTTTGGCTTCATTAGAAGATGCTGAAGCATTAGGAATCACAGCAGATTATGATGTAAATGGACAATCAGCTTATTACCAAATTCAACAATTCTTCAGAATGAATCCTTCAGGAGATTTGTATGTTATGCTAACTAAAGCAACTTCTTATGACGAAGTAGCAGGAAAAGCAAAAGAAATGCAGGAAAAAGCAAATGGAAACATTCGTCAAATGGCAATCATCTATTCCGGAGAAGCAACATTTGAAGATACATTAGACGCTGCAGCTGTAGCAAAAACACAAACTGAGCTTGCATACGCAGATTACATTCCTTTTGAAGTTATCCTTGAAGGAAAAGGATTTGAAGTTAATGAAGCTACATCTTTGGCCGAATTAAAAGCCGAAAACGTTTCTGTAGTTGTTGCTATGGATGCTGAAAAAGCTTTTGAACAAAAATTATTTAAAAAAGGTACTACTCCGGAAGATGACAAACTATACACTTTAGGTTCTAAAGAAAAATTAGTATTAAAACTGAATTCTACGGATGTTTATAACGTTAGCGATGAAGAAGGTTTAAAAACAGAAAACGGTATCGCTGTTGAATTCATTTACAAAGATTCATACAAAAATACTGCTGCAGTTGGATTAGCATTAGGAGCAATTTCTAAAGCAAAAGTATCTGAGAACATCGCTTGGATCGAAAAATTCAATCTTACTGGTGAAGGTTTTGTAAAAGCAGGCTTCGTAGGAGGAGATGAAGTTAAAACTCTTGGAACTTTAAGCGAATTAAACGAAAAAAGATACATTTTTGCAAGAACACACACTGGTTTAGCAGGAGTTTATTTTAACGATAGTTCTACTTGTACTACAGGAACATCTGATTTTGCTTATGTAGAAAACAACCGTACAATCAACAAAGCAACTCGTTTATTGCGTGCTGCTTTATTACCAAAATTGGCTTCTCCGGTTTTAGTAGATATTGATGGAAAATTGCCACAATCAGTTTCAAAAAGCTTTGAAGGTTTATGCAGATCTGCTTTAGAAGGAATGATCGCAAATCAGGAAGTTTCGGCTTTTGATGTTTATGTAGATCCAAAACAAAACATTTTAGCAACTTCAGAATTAAAAGTAAAAGCAGAAATCACGCCAGTTGGAACTGCTCGTAAAATTATGGTTGACCTTGGATTTAAAAATCCTTTTGGAATCGACAAAGCATAATTTACCATTCACAAAACAATAAAAATTCACCAATGTTATTGCCACAATTCACTTGCTGCAAACGCAACTGAAACAAGGTTATAGCTCCTGAACGTTATCGGGATTATTAAAAAAACAAATAAAGCTACATATGAATAAATTACCATTAATTAACGGACAACAACACAGCTGGTCATCAATTGAAGTAAGTATTGCAGGTAACATCGTTACCGGAATTACAGCTGTAAACTATAGTGACTCAGTATCTAAAGAAAACCATTACGGAGCTGGAGATATGCCAGTTCACAGAGGTAGAGGAAAATATGAGGCAAAAGCTTCAATCACTTTATACAACTATGAGGTAGAAGCAATCTTAGCTGCTTTGCCAAAAGGACAAAGATTACAGGATATTAATCCTTTTAGCATCATCGTAAGTTACCTTGACGATAGTAACGAAGTGATTACACATACAGTAAGAAACTGTGAGTTTAACTCAAACAGCAGAGGAATTAGCCAGGGAGATACTAAAATTGCAGTTTCTTTTGACTTGATCTGTTCTCACGTTGAGTGGAACTAATCTGCCGATAAATTCCTAAAACCATAATCCCCTTCCCTGTCTCTAAAACCGACTAAAAAGAGAAAACCAATATCTAAATGCGTTACGCAAAAAAGAAGTTCAAAAGCAACATGATTTTTGCAAGCAAACTATTCTACATGCTCTTTATTCGTCCGTTTTAAGCAGGGAATTTACTTCAGGAGGCTGCTTTGAGGGTATTCAACTTCAATAGAAATAACTCTGGCAGCCTCTTTTTTTTTAAAACTCCGTTTTCATAAATAATTCAATTTCTATAAAAATAGAAAACCGTCAATCAGTTGCTTTAACTGACATGACATTTATACCCGTGTCTAGCAAGATTACACATTCTTATTGCATTTCAGCAAAAGCAAAAGACGCCACTAAATCTGACATCAATTACCCTATCATAAAAACAAACAATACCTCTCAAAATGGAAAACACAATCTCTAAAACTGCCGATGTTCTTGACGGAAATATTACTCAAGCACAACTAAACCAATGGAAATACAAACATAAAAAAGTTGTTAAACTGACCATTTCTGATGATGATGAAACTACACTTTTCGCCTATTTCAAAAAACCAGATATGAGCATTAGATCAGCTGTATTGCAAGCTTCAAAAATGGATGAATTCAAAGCTCTCGAAGTATTATTCAAAAACTGTTATTTGGGCGGCGATGGCAAAATCGAGCAAGAAGACGATTTGCGTCTCAATATTACCACAGCATTCTCAGATCATATTCAACCCAAACCCGTAAAAATAGAGGTAATCTAAAAAACATTTTCTGTTCTCCCTAAAACTCCATAATAATGATTGTTAAAAACCACGATATAGAACTAAAAGATACCAGCGCTTCTGAAATGGCCAGGTTTAGGCAAATTATGCTGAGTATTTGGCGCCAACAAATAGAAGATGATAAAAACAGCCTTGAGATGAATACGTTTATTCAACAATTGCCTGGAAAGAAAAAGAAAAAGAAAAAATCTAAATCTAAATCTAAAGCACCAACCGTTCCTCCTATCTGTAAAAATATTTACATAACCTTAGACTATGATGGAACTCAATCAATTGATCGAAATCGAGAAGTCGTAGAATACACACTAATGGAGAAATCCGGATGGAAAGGAATTTATGCATGTAATATTCAAGAAGCAAATGAACAGTTAACTGCATATTTGAACGGAGTATTAGTAGATAACGTACTTTTTGAAACTCACGGAGGTCCTGAAGAGTATAAGACCCGCGATGGAGTATTAGTTGGAACAGGAACGTACATGTCTGTAGATAACAACAACCATAGTCACATAGGACAAAAAGATTTAGCAAAAAGTATTGCCGGAACTAACACCAAAAATCAAGCCGACGTTAATGCACTTACAGGTATAATAAAACAAATAAAACCGCAAGGTAATTTCTACTTACAAAGCTGCAATACTGCCGATAGCGATATTTTTTTTAACAATTTACGTACATTAACCGGAAACATCGTAAATTTGTTAGGTAGTACTGAGTTTACTTCAACAAAAATTATAGTAGATCGGAATAAACCTGGTATAGCAAATTATACCCCTGCAAATCTTTTTGATAGAAATACTATTGTAATAGATGGAGGTGGTAAACTTTATAAGGCTGATTCTAACGATGAGCCCCCAATAATATTAAATAATATACAAATTAATAAATCCGGAATCATTCCAATACACAATTAACTATATGAAAATATTGTTTTTTTACTTCATAGTATTGTCTACGTATTCACAAACTACTTTTCATAGTGTAGTAAAATCACTTAATGAAGTTTCGGAAACTAATATTTCAGCATCTAATAGAACTCCATTTTATTTAGGAAAAGATGATTTTAGTAAGTTTTCCTCAAACAAAGTTTTAGATCTTTACAAAGATTCTAGTACAAAATCAGAAAAATGTATTGTACCGATAAGCATATCTGGCGACTTTAATATTTATGTTGAAATGGCCTCATTTTTACTAAAAGAAAAAGTTAATATGGCTACCTTTAATGTATATGGCGGTTATTTGATTTTCGATAAAAAAGAGGGTAAATTATATCGAATAGATTCTGAAAGTTCTTGTGGTTCTGTATACAAAAAGAATAAAAAAGTTTTAGTTACTTATAGTAATTTTAATGAATTATTGCCAACTGTTTTTATTCTTGATAAAAATCTAAACGGCGTAAAAATGCCAAGTCCCAATAATTTAAATTAGATTTTTAATCTCCTTTTTCTACTTGAGAAAATAGTTTTCTTTATAATTACGAGTTAATCCTATGAAAATCATAATACGAGTATTATTTTTTAGGATTTAGGTATTGTCCTTCTAAAATTGAATTTCGAGTAAGAGAGTTTAGTAATAATATATTTGTATCCATTTTACGAATGAGCAATAATAAAAGAGAAAATTTATTTGATGGTTTTGAAAGTGACATAATCCATCAAACATTTGAGGTCGAGCATACAAATGAAAAAATCAAATTTAAGATTACTGATTTTGTTGATAATCCCTTAGAAGATTTATTGAACTATATAAATGAATCCAATTTAAACCAAATTGTATCAGATCTAAATCTTAGTAAAGTAGATTCTTTTATTCCGAAATATAAATCAGTTGATAATCTCGACATGTATTTTTGTATTAAAGAAGATAAAATATTTCTGTTTTCTTTTGGAGAAATACAGCCTATGAGATATGTAATGTTCCTGGAAGGAATTTATGATTTAAAGATATAACAGCAAAAAAAGACCAGGTTAAAATGTTTGTTTTGCGTATTTTAATACCGAAACATTAGAATTGCTTTATGTAAGTAAAAAAGCATGATATATTGAGGTTGATTGTTCTTATTAATTAACCATCAAATTTCTAATATCGCTTCTAAAAAACAACTACGATGAATTCACGAAAACCAACTTTTTCAGTATTCCATAAAGATTTTATTAAAACCAAAAGATGAATACAAAAGAAATAGGAACTAAAACAGAAATTTTCATTTCGATAGATCATAACGTTTCCGGCAAATGGTTTTCAAAAATATCATTTATTATAAATGAGTATGATTTTCAATACGATGAAGAAGAAAATCTTAGTTTTTTATGTGTAAATTTTGAAGTTTTTAAAATCGCAATTGACAATGAATCCCAGATGTTTAATGACAATTACTTCTGGTCTTTTACTGATGATGAATTAATTCAAAAATGGAATAAATACTATAATAGTAAAACAATTGAGGAAATGGAAGATCCCGAAATTGAATTGTTTGATAAAAAGTTTAATGATGTTAAAATACCTTTTAATAGCAGGTTTTTCAATTTATGGATTTTTATAGGATATATAAAAGATGATGTATGGCACTGGAAAGTTTGGGAAACAATAAATCCGAAAGAGATCTTAAACTTTAAAATTTCTGCACAAAGTTTAAATGAAGTTTTAATTCAGACGCCAATTTATCTTAGAGAAAATATCTTATTAGATTAATTGTTTGTCATTCTTGAATAATCATTTTCTACTTTGAGAAACGATGATTTTTTATAATTACAATTGTTAGTTAAACCTATGAAAAGCATAATACGAATATTCTTTTTTGTCGGAATTCTTCTTTTTCTTCTAAGCTATTTTATTAGCCCATATACTGTCAATGAAGGAGATTTAATAGTTATTGACGCAGATGTTGTAGGTTTCTTAAAAATGCTATATATGATCACAAGCATTATTTTTGGATGTTTATCTTTTGTATTTCTCAGGATTTTTAAAAATAAAAGTTATCTGATTTTTTCTCTTATTTTACTTATTCTCAATTTAATATTTTTAGGCAAAATGTTTTTTTATTTTGATACATTTCTAGAATAAAGAAATAATAAATATTGAGGTTAATATTCACACTAACTATAAATTAATTTTCATTTTATTAAATCCTCGTTTTGTAGAAAAACGAGGATTTTTTTTGCCTTTAGTTTTTATTTTTACTTCCAAAATAAAACTACAAAAAGCGCCAAATTCTCTACTGAAACTACTGATTTGCAACATCATATTATTTTTACAAGCCGCTATTTCGGCGTATTTTTACACTGTAATTAAAAGCACTTATTCTATCAAAATTATTGTTCTAAAAAAAGAACATTTTCAGGATTTATTTAAGGAATCCTTTTAATCGAAAATAAGTTTCAAAACACAAATAATCTTACCAAATAATTAAAACCGTGATTGTTTTTCGAACAATCGGGAAAGGCTTTTTATTCTCAAAAATTGAAATCATTAATAAATACAAATATGGATCAAACAACAAAAAAACACATTGATTTGCTTCATCCTTCGGTCAGGGAAGAAGTTACCAAAATTATTGAGGAATGTGATCTTACCTTAACCGGAAAGGCTAAAGTGAGAATTACGCAAGGACTCAGGTCTTTTCAGGAACAGGAAGATCTTTATGCTTTTGGACGAACTAAACCCGGAAAAAAAGTGACGAATGCTAAGGGCGGACAATCTGTTCATAATTATGGTTTTGCTGTAGACATTTGTCTAATTATAGATGGCAAAACTGCTTCCTGGGATACTGCTAAAGATTGGGATAACGATAAAATTTCTGATTGGCAGGAATGTGTCAAAATTTTCGCCAAATACAACTGGAACTGGGGCGGAGACTGGAAAACGTTTAAAGATCTTCCGCATTTTGATAAAAAAGGATATAGCGACTGGAAAGTTCTAAGTAAGCTAAAACGCGACAGAAAAAACTATGTAATCTTATACAAATAAACAGATGAAGATTTCAAAATTAAACCTTGCATCATTTTTAATCATTCTTTCGTTTACAATTACTTCTTGTATTTCGACAAAAACCGCGCTTTACGATCATTACTCTTATCAAAAAACTACGGAACTAAAAGTAGAAACAATAAAATTGATGAATGCCGCAACTCAGCCTTATACTACTCATAAAGAAGAAGTTGAAAATTTATTACTTGATCTTGATAAATTGGCCGAATATGAAAAAAACAAACCAAATAACGAAATCACATTTGCGATGTGCAAGGTTTTGAGCGATAAAGAAAAAAATCTTTTGGCCGGTTTTTTCAAACGTTGGGAAGCAAAAGGAATTCTGTCTAAGGCTTTTCTGGAGGAATCCAAAAAACAGGTTTCAGATGCTTTGGATTTACTTATTCAATATGAAATTAAAAAAGACAAAGAATCAAAAGATGAACTTTTAAACTTAATCAACCTAAATGCATAATAACCAATGGATAACGATAAATTTATAGGTGAGTTAAAAAGCAAACTAAAAACGATTATAACAAATAGTTATAAAGATCTCAAACCTGAATTAGAAAAAGACTTAAATGCTTTTTTGGAAACATCAAGAGAAAAACTCGAACGCTGGTTTACGCTTTCGGCTTCTGGAGACATTACCGAAGAAGAATTAGAATGGCTCATAAAAAGTCAGCTTGATTTAGTGACTTTACAAACGCTTCAAACTGCCGGAATATCAAAAATCAGATTGAATACTCTTAAAAATAATATTGCAAAAATAATCTTCAAAGTTATTATTGAGCTAATTATTCCAGTGGTTTAAAAACATTGTTTTCATCTTCAAAAACAAGAGAAAAATACAGAATAAAACACTCATTACCAGTGAATTAAAAATTAATTTTCATTTACTGAAACTACTGATTTACAAGCTTCAAAATCTTGGTTAAAGAGTAAGCATGGCGTATTTTTACAGTATCAAATAAAACAACATCTTTTGGATATGGCGCGCAAATTCAAAGGAAAAATTAATTAATAAAACAACAAATAATAACGACATATGAAAGATTTTATCGTAGATGAAGACTTGTTAATTACAGGGGATGATTCTGGCAATGGAGACTTCGCTATTAAAGAAGCCGATCAGCAAAACATCGAACATTTACTGCTAAGTCAAAAAGGAAGTTATAAAGAGTTTCCGATACTTGGAGTAGGAATTAAAAAATACATTAACAGTCCGGATGCAACTTCCAGGCTAAGACTAGAAAACGAAATAGACAAACAATTATCGTATGACAAATTTTATGTAAAAACACTAGATGTCAACGATTTACAAAACATTAAAATCGATGGAAACTATTAAACCACAGGAAAACCAAAACATTTTTGATCTCTCTTTGCAAGAATATGGAAGCATAGAAAAAGTATTCGATCTTCTTGAAGACAATGATCAATTTAATATTACAGAGGATATTTCTGTATATCAGGATTTAAAAATTGGAAGAGAAGCTTTTAAAAAGGATATTGTCGAATATTACAATTCCAGAAACTTAAAGCCTGCAACGGCGCTTACTGAGGAAGAAGAGTTTTTACTGGACAATTTCTCCGGAATTGATTATATGATTATTGAAGATGATTTTATCATTTATTAATAAAAATTCCTTCACTGCAATTTCTTAAAATATCAGTTTTAAATTCTTAAAAAGACTGAAATTTTACTTTTAAAATCTGCTCTTTTAGAATTCTCTAAAAAGAAAACTACATCTCAGTAGTATTTACAAAAAAACATCAAACAATTATCTATAAGCATATTACACATGTCTTACAGGCTAATCTATATTAAAAAATTAAAATATGGCACGTACAATTGCTGAAATACAGAAGGAAATTCTGGACGAAAAGGGGAAACAACCTTCCTTGGAAAAGTTAAATAATGACTCTAAAACCGCCATTTGGAAACTTTGGATCAATATCGTAGCAACCGCTATTTGGGTTCACGAAAAAATAGTAGAAAAAAATGCCATGATTTCAAGACCTCACACCTTGAATTGGTACAGAGAACAGGCTTTGAATTTTCATTATGGAGTGTCTTTAGATCCGGATTCCAGCAACGAAATGTCTTTGGTCTGGAGAGATGGATCATATCAATTTGATACTACAGGACTTACAGACTCAGAAATTGAAGATTCTAAAATAATCAAACATTGCGCTGTAAGCGAAATCGACTTAGAAACGGTGCTTAATCCAGATTCTAAGCCAAAGGAAATCTTATCAGATTATTTTCATAATAAAGTTGGAGTTGTTTTTATAAAAGTTGCCACAGTAAAAGATGAAAAAATTTCGAGAATCGATGTTCCAAATCAGCTTTTTGCTTTCAAAGAATATATTGCAAAAATCAAAGATGCAGGAAATCAAGTTTATATAAGTTCTGATCAGGGTGATATTCTAAAATTGAGTCTGAATGTTTATGTCGATCCTTTGAGTATTTACATCAATCCAAAAGATCTTGAATATTATCAGTCAAAAATCTCAACTCCGGATTCTGTTTTAGGTTTAATTGAAGCGAATGAAAGTAATCCTAAAGATGATTTAGATCCATCAAACGGTTCATTGATTTCGGATAGCGATGTATTTCCTGTATTAGATGCTATCAAGGATCATTTGAAAAACATCGAATTTAATGGCGCTTTTGTCAAAACATATTTGGTTGATGCCGTTCAAAAAGCGCAAGGAATTAAGATTCCGATTTTGACAAAAGTTCAAACTGACGCTGCAACAAATCCAAGTGACGAGCCAAATACTTCACCGACAGATGTGACTAAAATAGAATATTTCATTCCAAGAGCAGGCTATTTTGATCTGGAAAATCTTGAGGTTGAGGTAAATTATATTCCGTATACATTTTACAGAGATAAACAATAGTCTAATACATAAACAATGAATAAATACACCATTTTAAAATGGGAAAAGCTATTATTATGGCTCATCCCTCCTATTCTTAGGAAAAAAACACATGCAGATTGGCTCAATGTTTTACTCTCGCCTATTCGTTCTATTTATGAAGAAACTCTTTATAAAATGCAGCATACGGGTCAGGTAATTTATCTGGAAAAAATTCTGAATGAAACTTTTAATCCAACCAAAACTTACGATCCAAATGCAAGTATAGATCAAAAACGAGTAGACGAGTTAATTTATATAGACGAATCTGTCAAGCCTACTTTGCAATATGTATATCTGCACAAAGAGTATTATGAGCCGGATTATTATTTAGAAGATGGTATCACAAGAGTAAAAGGCGAATTACTGATTCCGCAACTTAAAATATATAAGCACTCGGAATATAAATACAAAAAAAATAAACCTGTTTATCTCGCTCATCTCAAAGATTACACATCAGTCGCTTATGCCAATTTCAGAGTATTTATTCCTGAAATTTTAACTAAAAACGGAACATTCATTATTCAGCCAAATAATGACAATTCAACAGCGGCAGCTATTAAAATAGCAAATATTGAATTTCATAATCTTCTTAACTTCTATAAACTAGCCGGAAAAAGTTATGAAACCTATGCTTATTCGCCAGAAGTTTTAGAAAAATAATATATAAAATAACAGACATTTAAATCCATAAAAATGAAACAAGTAAATTTTACTCACGAAGGAGGATTTCCTCTCGAGCAAGAAACTTTAGAAAGACTTCAAACAGCTTACAGATCTGAGTTGTACGAAGCTTTAAAAAGACATTTTAGTATCGATCTCGAAACCGATTATATTGTAGCTCACGCAACAGACAACCAAAAAGGCTGGGCAATTATCCACCAGCAAGATCCGGCAAACCCAAATAATCCAGTGGGAATTTTATATCCTATTGCTATTGGAGCCCAAACACCTTATTTAAAAACCACAAGAACAGATAAAAACTTAATCTACGGAACGGGAGCATCTCAAACTGCTTACCATGATTATGAAGCAGAATATAGTCAGGCAAAATATAAGGATGAGGTTATTGTTTTAGAAAATAGCGATGTGCAAACGATTCGTTATTATGATGTAAGCAGTTTGACACTTATTACAGATATTAAAACAATCGATGAAATTCTGGCGGAGACAAAGACCAAAATTGATGCAATTCAAGCCAATATAAATGTAATCGAAGGAAACATAAATGCTATCGAGTCAAACATTGATGTAATCGAAGGAAACATTGGTACTATCCAAACCAATATCAGTACAATTCAAGGAAATATCAATGCTATCGAAGAAAACATTGATACAATTGAAGGCGATGTTACAAATATAAATGGTTATTTAGCAAAAGCTTTGGTTGACACCAGTATTCCTGGAACGACAAATCTTACTCTAAATTATCAGTCAAACTGGACAAACACTCATGTAGGTGGAAAAGTTTATTTAGACAATACCAATACAAGCACTGACGATTTTATCCTTGCTGAGACATCACCACATTCTTTATTGATAACTGATAGTGCAAATCAAGTCTTTAAAAGCAATAATCTGCTCGATTCATTACTTAAGCGAATTACTGCATTAGAAACACAATCTGCCTCGTCCATACCTGTTGGTATGATAGCTATTTGGGGAAAAACCGATCCTATCCCTAGAGGTTGGGAAGAATATATCCCGTTGAAAGGAAGAATGCCAGTAGGACAACAGACTTTTACTGCTGAAGAGAAAAGTGATGCAATAGATGGAGACGGAGGTAATGGTATTAGCTATTACAGAGATATTTATGGCTCTATAATTTTCCCTTTTGAATCATTAGAAAGTGCCGGAGGACGAATTGGTAAAACATTACGTATTGAAGAAATGCCAAGTCATAAACACGGAGTTGGACGTTTTTCTGGTACGGGTAATAGTGCCGAACTTATATCAGAACCTTGGGAAGGCAATTATGGAGCTGGAGATTTTACCGATTCTCAAGGTGGTAGTCAACCATTTTCAATATTAAACCCTTACAGAGTAGTTAGATTTATCGTATATATAGGACTTTCTGCTGATATAACAGCACCAACAAAACCAACCTTATCGTTTTCAAATGTTGGTAATTCGACTTTACGTTTAAACTGGACACCTGCAAGCGACGAGTTTGGTGTAACAAAATATTTGATTTATAAAAATGGTAATTATTTAGGAGAAACGGCAAGTAATGTTTTTACTTATTATGTAAGTTCTTTAACTGCCGGAACACAATATAATTTCTATGTGATTGCAAGAGATGCCGCAGGAAATCTATCACCTCGCAGTGATAATGGAGATATAACAACAACAGCAATAATCGCTCCTACAATACCACAAAATATACAAGCTAACTCAGAAGGTCAAGGTCAAATACTTGTAGAGTGGGATCCTTCGACAGATGATAGTGGTATTGTCCAGTATGAATTATATCGAAAAACGGCTGGCGGAACTTACACTGCTTTTCAGATGGATTCTAACACTTATCGTATGGATTCGGGTTTATCACCAAATACAACCTATTATTATAAAGTACAAGCTTTAGATGCTCAATTCAATCCATCTGGCTTTAATGGTGAAGCTCATGCAACTACAGATCCTGCAACCGGTGGCGGTGGTGGCGGTGGATGTTTTGATATAGAATCATTGGTAACAATGGCATCGGGACAATCCAAAAAATTGAAGAATATTGAAATTGGTGACAAACTTCAAGGATTTTCTTTCCCGAATGAAATCGATGAATCTGATGGAGATTACATGGTCTGGAACGGAAAACTAAATGAAGGTGTTAAAGCAGAAGTAACTGTAGTAGGCAAAAAAGCAAGTTTACAACCTAATTATTTCGAAATTAAAACGGCAGAAACAACTATTAAAGCTACTGGGCAGCACCCATTATTGGTAACTGAAGACGGTGAAAATGTTAAATGGGTTTGTGTAAAAAATGTGTCACAAAACATGTTTTTAATTGACAAAACAGGAAAAACAAAAGCTATCGAATCAATCGTCTTTAAAGAAGAACCTTTAGATGTAATACTTCTGGATGTTGAAGACGTAGATAATTATGTTATTTCCGGAATTGTTGCTCACAACAATAAACAACCAATAGAACCATAAATAACAATCTGTAATAATCTTTTGGGGTTTTATGCCCCAAAAGATTATTTATTCTTAAATCATTAATCATAAAAGACTATACATGAAAATTGTGAAATTTATTTTTACAGCTTTAGCATTGCTATGGCTTTCAATTACAATCTTGGCAATGATACCCTTAACTATTTTACTTCTACCAACTCTTTTTATTTCGAAAAAACATTATACAGAATGGACCCTTTTTTTGTTTGCATTGATTTGTTCTTTAGGCATCTACCCTATTTGCTTTGTATATTCCATTACAAAATGGAAAGGCTTTTTAAGCTATCTAAGAAAACTTAGTTTATCTATTGACATTACCGGAAATATTGTAGGCGGTGCATTATTAAATGACAATTTTATCATCGCTTCTTCTACAAATCAATTTGGAGTTATCCGGGAAACCATAAGCGACAACTTGGGTGAAAATGAAAGAGACGATACGTTATCCGATTTCGGAAAAAGATTTACCAATTTACTGGGAGTAATTGATTTTGATCATGCCAAAAAATCTATAATAGAAGACTAAACCCCAAAAAAACCTATGATGCATAAAATCTCAGAATATTCAAATGAACTAAAATTATTGCTTTATGGAGTCTTTATGTACTTAGAAATGGATGTAGAGATTGTCAAAGTTCTGTTTTACTTAATGGTAATGGATACTTTTCTGGGTATAATCAAAACCATTGTCTTAAATAATGCCTTTAGCTTTAAAAAGTTAGCCTTGGGATTTGTATCAAAATTAGCCGTATTGCTAATACCAACAGCTTTGGCATTGATGAGTAAAGGACTTAATTACAACTTTAAATGGTTCGTAACCATAGTAATGGATTTACTTATTGTTAGCGACGGAATTTCCATTATCAGCAATATAATTGCCATAAAAACAAAGAAAGAAGTCGAAAATTTCGACGCAATGACCTTGATTCTTAAATCAATAAGAGAACGTTTGATACAATTATTCAAACGCCTTTTGATTACAATTGACCCTAAATACCATATCGAAAAATAAACCAATAACTCAACACAAAATAATACCTGCAATAATCCATGCAAGTATAAAAAATATAAAACTACTTTCTTTTTCTTCCGAATCTAAATTCCTGCCTCTAAACTAACCAACCAATTTGAAAGTAGAAACTAAAAATGCGCCTTACCAATTAGAACGAATATTTAAGATTAGAAGAATAAAAAACACAATAGATCTCAGCGAATCCTTTTCTGTTGTGAACAAAAAAGCATCTGCATCATTCTTTGACGCAGAAATTTACAAAGTAACCTTTAGCGCCATAATACAAACAAAACTAAAAACCTATGATCTGTTCTTATCCGGCAATGAATTGATTTGTGACGAGGAAATAGAAAACTTAAAAAAATCCCTCGACATAATCATTGCCGGAGACGGATCACAATTTGAAATATTGGACTACAAAACAGATTTTACCATTCAGTTTGATCTCGAAAACAGTTCTTTTCTTGAATCTGATGAGGTTAGAAATGGTTTGGTCGTTTTTAAGAAATAAAACAACATCGACAGTTTCAATTGAAATACAAAAATATAAAAAACAAAATACAACATGACAAAAAACAATATTAACAAGGCTCCTGAAGAGGAAGAATCTTCACAGGTCCAGATTATTAGCAAGCCACTAAAATTAGAGACTGTTAATGAAGGAAATAACGAAGATGATGTACTTGTGCGAGGTGCTGATAACACTGTAAAATATGTTCCGCAAAGCTCTTTAGGTGGCTCAACTATTTCTGTGACTAAATCAGAATTAGATAATTTGATAAATAATAATTCTTTAATTCCTGGCGCTAATTATAAAATAAGTGGAGTTCATCCAAGTTTGTATGATGATGGAACTTCGAGTGGAACTACAATATTTTTACAAGCTTTAACAGAAAACACTTTATCTAAAGAAGGACATGGAGAATTTTGGAATCCTAAATATGATCAGAGTGTTGATGGTTTTGGAATTTGGAATAATAATCAGATAACTGTTGAAGGAAAATTTGAAAGAACAAATGTTTATGCTCAACCAGTATCTATAAATGGAAATATTATTCAAGACTCTAATACTAATAATATTTATACTTATGGATATAATCAAACAAATGCTCAATGGGAAATTAATGTCGTCTACCCAACATTACCTCAAGGAACAGTTGAAACTTATATATCTTCTATTGAATTTGCAGATGTAAGAGATATGTCAATAGATTCGCAAGGTAATTTATATTTAACTAAACCTGTCGATAAAACAATATTGAAAATTGAAAATACTACAAAAACAATGTCTGTTTTATGCACGTTAGATCAATCTTTTCATTCAATATATATAGATTCAAATGATAATATTTATATTTTTAATCCTTCTTCTTCAAATTTATTCGCAAAAGAAATTAGACATGTAAGTTTAGATGGATTAAACGTATCTAGTGTATTAGCTCATAATGTTATTAATGAAACAACTTATATACGAAAAAATTCATTAGGCGAATTATTAGTTTTTTCAGTTTTTTCTACTTCTATTAGGAAAGTGTATCAAGTTATTAATCCTTCAGCTGTGACTGAAGTATGTTCTATTAAAGTAGTTGGTGGTGCTACTACTTGGGATTTAGATAGTTTAAATAATATTTACATTGCGGATGTCGCAGGTGGTAAAGTTTTTAAATATGAAATTAGCACTTCTACGACATCAACGTTTTGGCAAAAACCCTCAGGCCCATTAGATTATAATCCTCGAGCAATCAAAATTGATTCTAATGATAATGTTTATATTTCAACAATATATCCTAATAGCTTAATAAAACTTAACTCTTCTTCTACTGAAGAAATGTTAACAATTATTAGTGATGAGCTTCGAGATTTTGGAAGTGAATTGATGTTCATTGATTTTGAAGATAATATATTTTTCAAATATTTCAATTATTTTTTAAAATTTTATCCGAATCAATTGTTTAATGAAAAGGAGAGAATTTATGATTATAATATCTCAAAAATTAGTGGAGATTTAATTTCTGATATGAACAATTATTCACCAAATTTAATAAGCTTTGAAACAAGAGGTAATGATTGGACAGGAGTTTTAGCTGTAAATGGAGACGTTTCTGGTTCATTTAGTCAGATTAAAAATATAACACTAGCATCTCCTTATTCTATTGGGGAAAAAGTTATTTGGGGAGGATATTCCTGGACAAACAATTCAGGAGCAAAAGGACAAAATTACGATCAATTCACATTGTCTTACGATTGGACAAAAGATCAATATAATGAAGATGATTATAATCAGGAATTAGACATTATTGAATATGATTATCCTAATGATTGGATCTCTCGCAGATACGAAATTGAATCAGGATGCGATGTAATTTATACTAAATCTGATTATGATAATTTTGGTAGAGAATCCGCAATAAAAGTATTTCAATTTGGTAATTCCTTTAATTCTAAGCTTTATAAAGGACTTTCAAATATTACAGTTTCTCACTCTTATTTTGAAAACATCAATTTTACCGGAAGTTATCAAAGATCGATAATTTTAGATTCTGCAGAGCAATCAAATTGCATATTCGGACCAAATAGTTATCAGGAATATTTAACTTTTTCCGCAGGATCTAGTCAACAAGGTGTTGAATTCAAAAATAATTCAGGACAAATTCAATGCACCTTTAAAGAAGGTTCTAGCTCAGGAGACTATCTAATACAATCAAATTATACAATGTCAAATTTAAGTTTGCTTAAAAATTCAAGCATTTATAATATTTCACCTAACGAGGATTCATTGCTTTTAAATCCCTCAATTTTAAAAGAAATATACAATAGACCTGATGGTACAACTAAAATCCGTTATTACGACAACGACGATAATTTAGTTATAAGCGACATTAATGACTAATTTAAAAACACAAGAAAATGACTAAGAAAAAATACGGAATTAGAACAGTAAACGGCAATGAACCTGATCCGGAAACAGGAAATGTTGAGGTATCAACTGGAGGTTCTCAGGATTTGCAATCTGTTCTAGATCAAGGAACTTCAGCTGTATTAACAAATACAGCACTAACTATTATCGATGGCAATACCTCTGAAAACATGTCATTATTTGGAAGCAGAATATTTGGAGTTGAGCCTGCTACCGGCAACTATATTCAACTAAACGTGAATGGCTTAACAATTGCTGATAATCAAACAAATCATCAATTATCATTAATAAAAAATGGATTACAATACAGTAATCCTGACGCTAATTATACGAAAGTTACTTTTAACGAACCTTTACCTAGTGGAAATACAACTATAAAATTTCCTTCAAAACCAACAGCAGGCGAATATACCTTAGCAACACTAGATGACATAACTACCAATTCTCCCGTATCAGGCACAACAGTCGGTATTGTAGATAACACACCATTACAAGAATTAGGCGGTGTAGATAAAACAATCAATGGAATAAGAATAGGTAAAGGTAACGGGACTACTACTGAAAATATATTACTTGGTAGTGCAAATACATTTGGTTTAAATACTACAGGAGACTATAATACAGCTGTTGGCTATGATTCTATGATAGCCAATACAACAGGCGAAAACAATTCAGCTTTTGGAGAATGGGCATTACGAAGTAATACAACAGGAAGTAGTAATACGGCTATTGGAGTTAATGCATTGAATGCAAATACAACTGGAACTTGGAATGTCTCTATTGGTGTAAACTCCATGAATTCGAGCGTAAATGGTTATAGTAATGTAGCTGTAGGTGGTGAAGCATTAAAAAAAAATGTTGGAGGAACAAATAATGTCGCTGTTGGTATTTCTTCTTTAAGAGACAATGTTGGAATTGCTGCCAGTAGTACCAACGGATGTCACAATACAGCTTTAGGCAATTCAACTTTAATCTATAATGTATCTGGTGCTGCAAATACAGCCATAGGATCAGCTGCATTAGCAAGAGTGATGAGTGGTGAGCATAATATTGGTATTGGGTATCAAGGAGGTTCTGGCATAACAGGAAGCCGAAATGTTGTAATAGCCACAAGTGGTTGGGTAGTTGGAGGCGGCGGTATCACAACTGGTAATAACAATATGGTACTCGCGCCTAATAATGGAGACAATACCGGAATAACTACAGGAAGTGGCAACGTAGTTTTAGGAAAAGTTACTGGTTTAAGCGCTTCAGCATCAAATACTATTACAATATCTGATGGAGTTGGTAATATAGCTATAACAAAAAGCACAACAGGTGAATTAAAAACACCTAATCTAACACAAGCTCTTATCATTTCTGGCGGAGCTACTTCTTTAGTCACGAAAGGTTATATAGACAATACTGGTGCCGTAGATAACGTAACAACTACAGCATTGTCAAGTACTACTCTAACAACGACATATCCAAATGCATTATCAGGTTTTAGAGTTAGATGTTTAAATATTACAAACGGAGCTTTAACCTATGAAAAAACTGTCTCAGGTTGGATTCAATATGCTATCACGATAACCCAATAAACCAGCGTAATTGACAAAAATCAATCTTTTGCAAAATACCGAAAAAAGAAAACACAACATGATAAAAGATAATATTAACAAGACTCTTGAAAAAGAATCTTCACAAGTACATATTATTAGCAAACCTCTAAAATTAGAAACTGTTAATGAAGGTACTAAAGAAGATGATATATTGGTAAGAGGCAGCGACAATACAGTAAAATTTGTTCCACAAAGTTCTTTAGGCGGTGGCTCAACTATTTCTGTGACTAAATCAGAATTGGATAATTTAATAAATAATAATTCTTTGATTCCAGGCGCTTATTATAAAATAAGCGGGGTTCATTCCGCTTTGTATGATGATGGAACCTCAAGCGGAACAACGATTTATTTAAGAGCAGCAACAAATAACAAACTAGAAAAAAATGGTCATGGAGAATTTTGGAATCCTAGATATGATCAAAGTGTAGATGGTTTTGGAGTTTGGGGAACTAAGATTGAATCTTCACCTTCCTTTTCGAAGACACCAATATTTGCCAGAGGTTTACAAACGAATGGGATGTGGTGCCGATCTTTTGGAAAAGATTCTAATGGAGTTTATTATCAAACGGGGCAAGATGGAATTATTAAAAAAATAACTCCATCAGGAATTATTTCCAATTTTGTAAGTATTTCAGGCGCACAAATGAGTTTTGTCTTATTACCAAATGACGATATAATTGCTTTAGACCACGCCCATGCAGGCATAAAGCATATCTCGAGAGAAGGTAAAGTATCAAATTGGCATGGATACCCAAATCTTCGTGAAATGCTTGTAGATTCTGAGGGAGAAGTATGGGCATTTGGATATAGTTTTAGTTATATCTATAAGCTTAATCAACCAAATCAACTGTTCGATTTAATAGCACAGACGTCAGGTGGATGGTTTCCAATCGGATTAGGAATAAATCAAGATGATAAAACTTCTCTAGTTGTAATTAATGCACAAGGAGAAGTATTTCACATGGATAAAAAAACCGGCGTATTAACAAAAATTACACAAATGCCTCTAGGTTACTATGGATCCTTTGCTTTTGTTAGTAAATCTGGTAGTATTTATGTTAGCGCATATTTAAGCACTGGCGGCCGTGATACATTTGTTTGGAAATACAATGGAACGCAATGGACCTGTATATGGGCAAATTCAGCTCAACCTAATAGATTTAATGAAGATCCATTGGGAAATATTTGTATGACCACAAATAATCCTGACACATTGGTTAGTTTCGAACCTGTAAATAATTCATTTTTTACATATGAAAAACCAGTTGGAGGAACCTATAGAAATATAGAATTTGACGAAAATTGCAATATGTATATTGAAACTTCAGATGGACTTATCTTAAGGAAATTCTATAAGACACAAATGTTTAACACACCTGAATTAGTAACGGCAAACAATGGAGCAACAGGTACAGTTACAGACAATTTAAGCAATCCAACTTTACCAACTTATCAACTCATCCCCATATCTGGAAACTGGAGTGAAGCCACTAATATAACCGGAAATGAAACAGGAGCTATAACTGATATTGAAAATTATTCTGAAGTAAAATATAGTCAAGGAGATAAAACCATTTGGGGAGGATATTCCTGGACAAACAATTCAGGAACAAAGGGACAAAATTACGATCAATTCACATTGTCTTACGATTGGATAAAAGATCAATATAATGAAGATAATTATAACAAAGTTTTAGATATAATTGAATATGATTATCCTAATGATTGGATCTCTCGCAGATATGAAATTGAATCCGGATGTGATGTAATTTATACCAGAGCTAATTATGATAATTCTGGTAGAGAATCTGCAATAAAAGCATTTCAATTTGGCAATCCTTTTAGTTCAAACTTTTATAAAGGAGTTTCAAATATTACAGTTTCTCACTCTTATTTTGAAAACATCAATTTTACAGGAAGTTATCAAAGATCGATAATTTTGAATTCTGCCGAGCAATCCAATTGCATATTCGGACCAAATAGTTATCAGGAATATTTAACTTTTTCGGGAGGATCTAATCAACAAGGTGTTGAATTTAAAAATGATTCAGGACAAACTCAATGCACCTTTGAAGAAAACTCTAGTGCAGGAAACTATCTAATTCCGTCAGATTCCACAATGTCAAATTTAAGTTTGCTTAAAAATTCAGGCGTTTTTAATATTTCATCTAATGAAGATTCGTTGCTTTTTAATCCTTCTATTTTAAAAGAAATATACAATAGACCTGATGGTATAACTAAAATCCGTTACTACGACAACGACGATAATTTAGTTATAAGCGACATTAATGACTAATTTAAAAACACAAGAAAATGACTAAGAAAAAATACGGAATTAGAACAGTAAACGGTAATGAACCTGATCCGGAAACAGGAAATATTAATGTATCAGTTGGAGGTTCTCAGGATTTACAATCTGTTCTAGACACTGGCCATAATGCAACTAATGCTTTTATGACAATAGGAGATAAAAATGCATTGTATTCTCTTATTGCAAGTACAAATGTATCGACACTTGACGTTAATTTTGACAGAAGATCTGATTTACTTACTTATGGCTTAGCAGTAACTAACAATTCTGAAAATGATTATACTAACTACTATAAAGATGATGTTACACATTCGACACAAGACAACCTAAAATCTAATAAACTTGTATGGAAGAGACTTACAGATGGAAACAGTGAATATAAATTCCCTGAAAAACCTTCTGGCAGTTATATTTTAGCTACAAAAGACGAAATTCCAAATCCTCCAACTTTACAGGATGTGGTAAATAATAATAACAATTTAAGCACTCAAATTAATTTTATTGCCCCAGGAGTTACTTTCCCTAGCTTTATAAATAGTCATTTGTTAGAATTTAATGATTCTGATGGTAATCAGGTATTATTAAATTCAAAAGTATTACAGTTTGGTAGTTCTACAATAAATACTAAATTAAACGGAAGTGGGAATGGTGACTTTTATTTTCCAGATATTGGAGCGAGTACAAGTGCAACCCTAGCGACTACAGATGATTTAAAAGATGCTACTAATTCGATAAAAGGATTGGTCAGATTAAATGGTGATTTAGGTGGGACAGCTGATGGACCAACAGTTCCGGCATTATCAGGAAAACAAACTACATTAGTATCAGGTACTAATATTAAAACCATTAATGGAACCTCATTATTAGGCTCTGGAAATTTATCAGTGGGAAGTTCTCTCAAATCATTTTCAATATTTGATGATAATTTTGAAGACGGAACGGCATCACTAACATTAAGCACTGGCTGGTCTGTTGGTAATGATGGAATCGCGATTTCTACTGGTGGAGGTTGGGGAAATTCGGCTTTATTAAATAAATATACTACTATTGATCGAGTATCATCACGAGCATTAGTTCAAATAATAAACACCGCATCTATTTTTTCTTTAATTAGAAAACCAACAACTTTAAATCAATTTGGTACAGTCGCTCAAGTAGATTGTTCAACATCAATGCTAAAAATATATACATCATGGGATGGTTCCTCAACTATTCCTACTGTTGCAAAAAGTATTAGTATTCCTTTTTCAATTATAGCTAACCGAAAGTATTTGTTAGAATTGAAGAAAAACAAGGCCTTCACAACATTTACATTTACTGACACAACTAACCTAAACAATACTATTTCCTTGATGTATAATCAAGAAACTGAAATAATTTCAGGTATTGGTCGGCAATGGGGGGCTCCGGGAGTAATGTTTAATTCAGGAAGTATTAAACTTAAAAGGTTTACTTATGCAACTGAATTTCCAAACGCTCCGAAAGTTCTTGTAACTGGTCACTCATTTGTTGAAGGTTATGCACTGTATGCTGAAGGTGATTCAAGTAAGACATACTCAAATTTGCTTCTTGATTCATTAAATGGCGATGTTGCCATCGCCGGCAGAGGCGGTGAAGATATATCAACAATTAATACTAGAAACGATATTGATTTCTTCTCACCAACATATCATTTAGTTGACATAGGTTCTAACGATACTGTATATGCGACATGGTTAGCTGGAATTCAAACATATATTAGCAAAATACAAGCATCCGGAGCGATTCCTGTATTAGCTACAATAGCTCCAAGATCAGATCGCCAAACATTCATTAATCAAGCTAACGATTGGATTAGGTTAGGTACTTATAACTATGTAGATTTTGCAAAAGCATTAACGGTTAATAACGATGGTCTTACACAGGATGCTTCTTTGTTTTGGACTGATTATGTGCATCCAAATATTGCAGGAAATGCAAGAATGTTTCAACAATTAAAAATTGATGCACCTTATTTGTGGGATGGCAATACAAAGCCTCAAGCAGCGGTTGTTAATTTAGATATTTCAGAGGTTAGTAAAACTGCTAGCTTTACAGTTTCCTTAACTGATTCGACTAAGTTATATGTAATTAACTCCTCTAGTACAGTTGTTGTTACTTTTCCAACTGGAATGACATCGGGTAAATGGTGGGAATTTATAAGTATTGGTACTGGTACAGTTTCATTTGTTGCAGGATCAAGCGCAACATTGATTTCGCCAGATAATAGGTTAAAATTACGAGCACAATATTCACAAGCCAGAATTGTCGCTAGAGTATCAAATCAAGGGGCTTTGGGGGGAGATATAGTATTATGATGGGATATTATTCAATTTACCCAAATGTTATAGATTACTTATCTACAACTTATGCAAATCCAGTTGGTATTGCTTATGATGTGACTGGAAATAGAATCGCTATTGTTGAGTTTAAAACAAAAGTTAGTTTTATAGATGCCACAACATTTAAAGTGTTAAATACCATACTTGCTTCCAGTTTAGATCTTTTTATTGCTTCTATAGGTTTTGATTCTGTTAATAATAGATTTTTTGTTGGTTCAGATAATGTTAATGGAAAAGTGCATATAATATCAGGTATTGATTATTCAGTAACTTTAAATGCTATCTATGTACCAACAGAGTCAATTTATAGAGATTTTCGTTTTGATTACTCGACTGACAGAATGTTTATATCTTGTTATGGAGCTGCAAGTCAACCTATTTCTAAAATCTCAGTACATAAAATATCTGATCTAACTTTAATAACATCTTTTGATGCAGATAAAGCATCCGGAATTGAAATTGATACAACAGCTCGAAAGTTTTATGTCGCAGGACATACCAGTGCAAATATCAAGGTTTACGATCTTGATACTTATTCTTTATTGAATACAATTACAGGTAGTGGAGATTTTGCTTTATCATTAGTGTATGGAATAACTCAAGATCCTTCCAATTCTGATTATATGATTATTCAAGATTACAATCTAAACAAATTATGTCTACTACAAAAATCAACAAACACAATTATAAAGCAGATAAAAGGATTTACAAGCGCTAGGCTTTCAGTTTTTATCAATGACAAAATTTATGTTACTCTAGGCAACACAACCAACAGAGTGGCAGTAATAAAAAAATTCTATTAA